GAGTGGTATTTCATTTCAACTTCGACTGTCATTTGCACCTTGGACAGTCACAACCTGTGGAGCGAGTCCTCGCTCGCTGTCGCTCGCTCGGTTCTGCGAAGCTAAGCAGACTTGGTTATGCGTTGTTGTGTATCTGTTACTGACTACTGATGTACTATCTGTCTGATGCCATTTGTCACTCACTGGTACGACATTTGTCAGAACGCTTGTTCGCTTTCAAATCCGTTCTAATTGAGAATGGTTCTAATTTGAGAATGATTCTCATTTAAGAGCTGTCCAATAAAAATGCCACCCACATTACGAACATTCGTTCTGTAACTAGAGTGGCAATATATCATTTACAAGTGGTACATTAAAGCGGTCTGCAATTTACCAACATACTAGTTAGCGTATCTTTCAACGTTGCTTTCTAACTGTATACATTAATGTTAGCACTTGGTGATACCTTAATATGAAAGTGAAGCAAGCACTGCTTCTTTGCACATCATGTCTTTAAATCTTAGACACCCTCTTTCAAAATAAAATCTTAGGTTAGTTAGAATTAAGTCATTCTTTTTTAGCATAACATAGTTAATATTGTGGTCATCAGTTGTTACTGTTATTTTGATTGGACAGGAGTTATCTGGTTTATCATCACAAAATATAATACCAGAATCAGCATATTCCTTAATGCCATACATTCTATCCTTGTATTTAAGTGTGAACACATATCTCCCCCTACCACTCGGCTTATCAATAAAAGCTTTGCTGTCATTAAGGTATACGCCTTGACTAGAATATGCAACATATTTGTCACTTGAGAAAGCTTTGTTGAAACCACTTTGTTTTTGTGCAATGGATGCCGTGTCAATGAAACCTTGTTCTAGTACGAAACCATTGCCCCTTAGGAAGTTTGTATCTTCTTTTAATCTAGCAGATATACCCATAGCTGTATAATATGGGTTAATAATAGATACAGTGTTACCGCACATGTAAACAGGCACATATCTAATTTGTTTTCCCTGCCCTCTTGCAACGCTTGTGTGTACGCTTAAAAATTTCTTGATTTCATCTGTGCAGTAATGGTTTGTCTCACTTTGGAATTCATCAAACATCATTTGCTGAACGTCTGAAAAAAGGTGACTGTATCGCTTTAAAGCGTCTGCATTATTAAGTGAGAATGCGTAACCGCACAGTTCATCGTTCAAGTAGAGTTCATGAAAGATACCAGAAGCACGTCTTTTGCTTGTCATTTCATATGCTCTAAAGAAAAGTGAGCCAATGTCCTTAAAGAATTTGTCTGCTATTTCGTCAAGTTCGTAATTATATCTGTATACAAGTGCGAACTTTTCGCCCCTTTTTAGAAATCTATTGACTAACAGCCTGCTAAAATATGTTGTCTTTCCACCCGTTCTATTAGTTGTAACCATATAGATTTCTGGCTTGTTACCATTTATATCAAGCATGCTCAAAAGTTTTGTGCCGTCATAGTATTTATTCATTGTGTATGTCACCTACTTTCTCTATATATTGTATCATACTTCTTGACAAAAATCAATATATAGTGTATAATATTTCAGATAAAAAGGTGGTGAAAAGAATGGATGTAAACGCTATTTTACAGGCAGTAGGTACGCTAGGTTTCCCAATCGTATGTGCAGTTGCTATGGCTTGGTATGTCAAGTATATGACAGACCGAAACAGAGAAGATATTGACAAACTTAATGAACAGCATCAGCAGGAAATGAAAGAAGTAACAACAGCATTAAACAACAACACATTAGCGCTACAGAGACTTTCAGATGTCATTGGAAAAGGAGTAGACAAATGAAATCAGTAATTCTTAATTCAAAAGGCACTCATGTAGTAGCACTACAGGCTATCTTACGTTCACAGGGCTTCATCGGACAAAATGGAAAACCTTTGTCAATCGATGGCAACGCAGGCAACAACACAATCTTTGCCATTAATTCATATCAGAACATGATGAGGGCTTACGGAATTGAATGTGGTACAAATGGCCACAATGATTCTTCCTGTGGCACAAAAATGTGGGAGTCATTGATAGGTGGTGATTGCTAATGCCTTTTACACCTAGACTTACATCAGCAGGCATGCAAGGCTCTAAATACTGGTACAGCGATAACCCATTTTATCAAGCAAATCTTGGCCCACAGCAGACAGGTGGCAACTGTACATGGTATGCGTGGGGCAGATTTTATGAGATTATAGGGCGTTATCCGTACGGTTTGTCAACTTCAAATGCAACAAATTGGTACGAACGTACAACAGGTTTTTCAAAAGGAAAAGAGCCAAAACTTGGCGCTATTGCTTGTTATGGCTACAATAGCGGAGGCGCAGGTCATGTGGCAGTCGTTGAACAAATAACATCAGATGGCATTGTAACGTCAAATAGCGGTTGGTCGTCTGGAAAGTATTTTTGGACTGAAAAAGCAAAAAAGAGTAACGGATATTGCCCAGACTGGATGAATGGTTACTTACAAGGATTCATCTATGCAGATGTTGATACTGGAACAGTGCCAGACCCAACACAATTGCATTGGCAATCTATTCCAGATTGGCTAGATAGCTACACATCAGAGAAATCAACAAACAACGCTTATTGCGTTGCAAGCTATTTACTTACAAAAGGATGGTCATTAAATGGTGTTTGTGCATTACTTGGTAATGCTACAATGGAGTCTTTTATCAGTGCAGACTTGTATGAAAAAGGCGTTGCAGTAGATGAAAGAGGCTATGGTTTAGTTCAGTGGACACCTGCGGTTGAAACTATTATTCCATATTTAAACCAGAACTTTCCAGATTGGCAAACAAATCTCGATACAAACGGATACGGTCAATGTCAGAGATTGGATGATGAACGTCATGACAACCCGCAGGAGTGGTATCCAAACTTTCCATCAGTGCCGACAGAGTACAGAACTTATCAGACAATGGAAGCTTTTTGTACTGCAACAGATGATGTAGGGCATATGGCAAAATGCTTTTTATACTGCTATGAAAGACCTGCTAATCCATCAGCAACAATTGAAAAAAGAGCAGAGTATGCAAGATACTACTTTAATTTGTTACAGGGCTTTAACCCATCTTTGCCAACAGGTAAAGGAATTAAGCGCAGAATGCCTATATGGAGGTATCCAAAATTAAGAAAGAGGTGGTAACATGAAACAGGCAACAAAAGATGCATTATTAACATTTGTTGGTGACAGAACAGATGATGATGCTATCAGCATTTTAGAAATAATCAACGATGATGGTATTGATGATGGTGAGGATTGGCATCAGAAGTACGTTGACAATGACAAGGAATGGCGAGAACGATATACAGCAAGATTCAAAGAAGGTGGAGCACCTCAGCCAACAACACCACCAGAGCAAGAACCAGATTCCGAAGATGAAATGAAAAAGTTAACTATTGATGCCGTGTTATACGGTGAGAATAAATAAAGGAGTGATTTTTATATGCCAACTAAACCAAGGATTACGACTAACACAAATATTTCTGCGGACGTTGTAAATGCAATTAAAAATAGTGCGTCAAACAACTATCGTGAGAATGTACCTTATGCAACACCTGACACAGATTCGCTTCGAGGTATTGGCGCTATCTTAATGAATAACCCTGCATTAATGAACGAGTTCATCAATACACTTGTCAACAGGATTGCCTTTGCGAGAATTGCCAGTCGAATGTACACCAACCCATTAAGAACACTGAAAAAAGGTGTCATTGACACAGGTGAAACGATTGAGGACATCTTTGTAAACATTGCGAACGTGTATCAGTATGAAGAAGTTAGAGGTTCAGACAACGGCGCAGGTAATGCATTTAAGAGATTTGACAGTGATGTAAGAGTTGCTTTCTATGTGATGAATTCACAGTTGACTTACCCTGTGACAGTTAATCGTGCGATGTTAAAGAATGCTTTCAATTCTTGGGCAGGAATGAACGAACTTGTTTCTGGCATCATTCAGTCTGTTTACAGTGCGGCATCTTATGATGAATTCAATATTACGAAATACATGATTGGTCAGCACATCTTAAAAGGAAAACTTACTTACTACACATTCAAAGATGGGCGTTATCTTGAAGCGGCTACACAGATTAGAAAAGCTTCAAATGATATGTCATTTATGACAGACAAGCTCTCTATTGCAGGAGTTAAAACATTTACAGAGAATGACAGAAAAGTTATTCTTATCAACACCAATTATGACGCAAACATTGACACAAATGTTCTCGCGGCCGCATTCAATCTTCCTTATGCAGATTATCTGAACAGTAGAATCCTTATTGATTCGCTCGGTACACTGGACGTCGAGAGACTCAACAAGATTTTTGCAAATGACCCTACATATGAAGAACCATCATCTGATGATATGGCTTTTCTTGATAACATTGCAGGTGTTATCTTAGATGAAGATTTTGTTCAGATTTATGACAATGTTTTTGAAATGCGAGATATGCCGAACCCTGTTTCACTTGATCACAACTATTTCTTGCATATGTGGCAGACGTACGCTGTGTCACCTTTTGCAAATGTAGTTTGTTGTATCCCTGCTGAATCTGTGCCTGCACAGACAGCCGACAACACAACAATCACACCATCAGCAGATGCAGTTTCAGGTAAACTTGGTAAAGACGGTACAGCAACTGGCATTCTCACTGCAACAGTTACAACCGTTACAGGTGGCACAGAAACAGTTAAATGGACTAAAACAGGTGGTACAGCTACAGGCACAGTTGCTTCGAACGGCGTTTGGAAAGCTGAGACAAAAGGCACGTTGAAAGCGAAAGCTAGCATTGGAACTATTGAATCTGTTGAGGTAACTATTACAGTATCTTAAATAGGAGAGTGACTTAATGAGCTATATTGCACCAGATACAGACATATACTTGTTAGCTAATGTTGAATGTGACAAAAGTTACGATAATGTTAAATATTTTGCAACTAAAAATGCTCAGCATAGCTATATGTCTGATAAAATCGTTAAGTCATTTACTAATCAGAGTTACGGGCGTGTCAATAAAGGCACGTTCCGCCTCTTCTGTAAAGCAGATGACGTTTACCAATGCAATTATTTAATGTTTCAGAATACAGCTTTTGGAAACAAGTGGTTTTATGCTTTTATTAATAGCATTGAGTATGTTTCTAATAACACCTGTGAAGTAAGGTTTACCATCGATTTATTCCAGACTTGGTTTCTGGATTGTACACTAGGACAATGCTTTGTAGAACGTGAACACGTTACTGATGATAGCATTGGGGCACACACTCTAAATGAGGATGTACCTACAGGTGAAATGATTACAGCAATCGAAGAACAGTTGACAGAGTTTTCAAAACAGTACACTTACGGAGTAGAAATCTGTATCAGTGATACACAGTTGAGTGGCATTGCTAATCAGCCGACATGGTTTGACAAGCCTGTTTTGAGTGGCATTTTTCAAGGTTCTAAAATTGGTACAACAGATAACAGCGATGACTTATTAACGTTTCTGAACAATGTCATTTCAGCAGGCTATCAGTCAACAATTATTCAGGTTTTCACAATTCCAAAAATATTTGCGCCCTCTGGCACGGACTCAAGAGTACAGACAACAAGAGAATTACCTGCTTTACCAACAAAGTACGGAAATTATACACCCTTAAACAACAGACTGTATTCTTCACCTTTTGTTGACTATGTTGTTTATGCTCCAACAGGTGACAAGATGGTTTTACATCCAGAATTGTTTAGCGATTATGAGCACAGGATAGTGACATTTTCTGGCAACCAGAGTGTGACACCACAGATAATGTGTGTTCCGACTAATTATAAAATTACAGGTGGTACAAATAAGACTGAGGGCTACACGCTTAATTACGGTATAAAGGGTTCTTTCATGTATGACGCTTATCAAGCTGAGATTGCATCCTATGGAGTAGGAGAACTGGGCGGTACTGTTGCTCATTGGTTACCTAGGATTTTAGATACAGGCAGTAGAACAGTTGGAGCAGGTGTCGGCTTAGGTGCGGCTATAGAAACAGGCGCCGGAATGCCTTTATTAGCGGCAGGTCTTGCAGGCGTTAGTGCGGTAAGTAGTGCTGTTAGCACGGCGTCAGACTATTTAAAAGAAACGCACGACACATCAAAATTAAGCGGTGCTTCTGGTGGTTCTGTTCTTTGGTCACAACAGATACTGGACACATTTGTACAGGTACGCCAAGTGAGAGAAGAGTACGCTAGAATAGCCGATAACTATTTTAGCATGTTTGGGTATAAAGTATGTAGATTAAAAGTACCAAACATTGCCACTAGACCGTCTTGGAATTTTGTTAAATGTTCTACTGTTGCTATAACAGGTGCAATACCTGCTGATGCAGAAGAACTAATCATGAGTGTTCTGAAAAAAGGTGTAACGTTCTGGAAAACAAGTTTTGGCAATTACACCGCAAATAATAAATAAGGTGGTGATTAAAAATGGGGAGAAGTAGAAGTAAGCGAAGATTTTTTCAAAGGGTATATTCTTCTGGCGTACAATATAATCATTGGTTGATGAAGTTTGCTAGTAATGCTGTTGCGTCATATCGTGTAGAGGGATTGCCTAAAGAAATAGATTCAAGATGGTTAGCACTAAAGCTTTTTGAACTTGGTTCTATTGCTTTCTTTTACGATTCGGTCGCGGAAGAGTATGCTTGTATGCAGTATTCGTGTCTTGGCACATATGACTGTTATGGAAACCCAACAAAAATACGTGTTTGGAATCCTTGGACAGGATATCAGAGGGAGCTAAACAAGGACGAATTTGTTATTATATGGGATAACATGCTTAGAACAAATATGTACAATGCTTACATCGAATTGGCGTATAGATTGTGGAGAATTGACGGAACAATAGATACAAACTGTGTAGCACAGAAAACGCCAGTTATTGTACAGTGTTCAGAGAATGAAAGATTAACGTTTAAAAATCTTCTTGCAGGCGTTGACGCTGATAACCCATATCTAGCCATTGGCGATAATCTTTCATTAAAAGATATTAAAGCATTACAGCTTGGCGCACCACTGGTAGCACCTCAGTTGATGGAAGTACAACAGACGCTTTACAACAGAGGAAATGCCCTTCTTGGCATCACATCTGTTATCGTTCAGAAAAAAGAAAGAATGGTGAAGTCAGAAGTAGACACAGCTAACGCTGATGCACTTGCTAACAGACGTTCAAGAACAATGGCCAGAGATTACGCAAGTGAACAGATTAAAGAAAGGTTTGGTCTTGACGTAACATGGGTTTTTGACAACGGTGACGAGCCTGACAAGGAAACAGATGTGGGAAATCGAGAAGAATTTATTAGTGGCATGAAAGTAGCTAGTTTAGACACTTCTGTTATGGAGAGGTGATAACATGAGTAGATACACAACAGAAGTAAGATACATATGTGAATCGCTTGCAGGTCTTGGCAAGTCGGTTGGCTATTCAAATGTTAATGAAGTCATTGAAAAGTCAAGAAACAGAATATTTCCACCTTTTGAAATATTTGACGAAAGTTATAGGCCTGTTCTTGAAACAAAGATTCTTAAGCACTTTTACACTAGAGAAATCGGTTCTGAAACGTTCGGACTGTGGCAGTTAAGGCTTGATGCTAAACTATCAGTAATTATGCCATATTACAACAAGCTTTACAAAGCGATTAACATTGATATTCCTGTTATTGATAATGTTGATATGAACGTTGAACATAATATTGGCAGGAATGCGGATACAAAAGTAAATGATAACACAGACACCACAGCGAATTCTAGCACAACAACAAACACAACAGCTAGTGCAAAGATTAGACACAGTGATACACCACAGGGAAGTTTAGAGGATCTTGAGGCTAATGAATATATGAGTGATGCGACGCTTAGTGATACAACACAAGCTGTAAACAGCAACACGAATAGCAGTAGCAACAGTAAGAGCAACAGTGACACAAATGCAAAGAGTACAGAAGAGTATGCAGAGCATAGATGGGGAAAAGATGGTACGATAACTTATATTAGCATGGTCAATGAGTACATCGAAAAGATGAAAAATATTGACGCCATGTTAATTCGTGAACTTGAAGATTTATTTATGCAAATCTGGGATATATGGGAGTGATTCGATATGAGTTTTAAACCTAGAAATTTTAGAGAGTGGTGCAACCACACGATTCCTGTTTTACCGCAGGTGTATGGGGATGAATTAAGTTATTATGAACTTCTGAATAAGGTCATTGAAAAACTTAATGAAATGGGTATTACAGTTAACGAATTGATTGAATATGTTAATCATTATTTTGATTCATTAGACTTACAAAAAATGATTAATGAGAAATTAGATGAAATGGCACAAGATGGAACATTGGCTGATTTGATTAATAATAAAATATTCAACGATTTAAATATAAAAATCGATGAATTAAGTAAGTATGTCCATGTTGATTCAAAACTTAACATTGCAAAGAATTTTACAAATTTCTACTTGCTGTTAAAAAATAATGACAAAACATTTGCAACAGCTAATACAGAGTTATTACAAGCCATTTTAAACGAAAAAAAGGAAAGTTATCTTTTTTATATTCCAGAAGGGTACGATTTTTATATCAATGAAATCATTCTATATACAGGGAATATAACTTTCTTTGGCGGTGGTGTTATTCATGGGGCAATTAAGTCTGGACAAACAGAATGGGAAAGATTAGACAATATTAAATTTGTTAATGTCATTTTTAACAATGACGAAACAGTTTCCGAAACAGGAACAAAATATTGTCTTTATTTGCAGTTTGTTCATGAACTTGCTATTTTAAATTGCAAGTTTAAAAATGCAAAGTATGCTATATACATTCCAGAATACGACCAGAATGCATTTCAGCATGTTCAGCAAATTAGAATTGAATCGTGTGATTTTGATAATGTTGGATATGCTTTTTTTACAGAAAATAATACAGCCCAGTGGCAAATTGGCGATTCGTATTTTATAGGCAACAATGTTCATTCAACAATAACTAATTTTTATTGCTGTGGGTGTGATGGCTTTGTAATTTCTGAAAATACCTTCTTTTTGCCAGATTACACAAAAAAATCTGCATATAAAGAAAACAATATATATATTTACTATGGCACATGGCTTGAAATTAACAATAACGTTTGCTTTGAATCTGGTACTGAGGGGCTTAAGTTAGTAAATGTTTTTCGTAGCAATATTTGTAACAATAATATAGGTTTAAGCGGACAGAGAAAACAGACAAGTGGAAGTGGTATTCTTTTAACAACGGATGCAACTTTTAATGAAAAAAATATCATAAGTAATAATAATATTTTACAGACGTCTGGTGACTGCATTAAATTAGAAAAATCTGTTTCAAATATTGTTAGTTCTAATTATTGTGATTTACCAGCCCGTGCAAAAATTTATTATTATGGTGAAAATTTTGTAGAAGAGGGATTTAACGGAATTAACGCGGGCGACGCAATTAACACGCTCATAACAGGAAATCAAACGAATGGTGGAACAATTACAGGTGGGTTATATTGCGTAGGTAATCTGGACTCAAGTGGGTACAAGCCTAATCTTGTTGCAAAAGAATATACCATAAATGTTCAAAGTGGTCAAAGGTACGCCACTTTGAAAACAGAGCATGTCATTGTTAGTGCTACTGTTGAGGGGACTTCTTCTGCATTAAATAATCCTACTATCGCGTATGTTACAGGGTGGAAAGAAGTGGCAGTAGCTTCTGCATCGCCTGATGGTACGTTTAGCTCTGATTTGTCATTTATGGTGATAGTTTTAATGGATACTACAGACAGACATTTTTAATAAAATGTTTCACGTGAAACATAAAAGGGAGCTAATAAAAAGCTCCCTTATTTTTAATTTGCTAATGCTATACACAAAAGCAGTGAATAAACACACATCACAAAAAACAATGTTAATTCATTAAATAATCTTGCACTTATGGCTGATACCACAACTAGTGCAAAAAACAAATTAAGAATATTAGACACTTAAACGACACCCTCTTCGTATAAGAATATACATAAGCAGTTATTTTCGATTGTCAATCTAAATACCCGCATGTTTGCAAATGCTTCTGATTTTAGAACTAATTTCCTAAATTCTTGCGATGTAATAGGATTTGTTTTTTGAAGTAATGATAGTTCGTTGCTATATCTTATGTTCGTACAAACACTTACGCTCACCCAATTACTCATAACTGTACACATATCTTTCACTGTCATTATTTCTTTCTCCTTTTCTTCATTCTTCTACACGCTTCACTTACGTACGCCTTATGGTTTGAATCATTATACTCAGCAACAGACGCTTTCATTATTTCATACCTGTATTGAAAGTATTCTTCACAAGCTGAATGGCAATTTAAACATCTTTTGTTACAATCTTTACAGGGTGCTTTCATAATATCACATCCTTAAATATAACATTATGAACACAATAGTCCACCATATCACTATTGCACCAGATACAGCAATAATCAATATCATATCTGGCCTTAAAGTAAGTAAATATAACAGAAAAACAAGAAACAGTAATATTAGAATTAAAATGCTGATAAACACAAACTTTTTAAGCAATTTTTTTCACCTACCATTTATAAGAATAATTAACTCCCTGTGAACTTTTTCTATTTTTAAAATAATGAACTTTTTTAGCTTTTCGTATATTCCTGCAAGCTGTGTACCAATCGAGTGCGAATTTTTTTGTTTCGTAGTCACTCATACCAAAAACTATTTGTCGCATTATCTCACCCCACTTGAACCGAAACCGTTTCTGTCACTATCTGTTAAATCTTCCACTTCAACTAGTTCAATTTCTTGCTGATTTCTTACAATCCTAAACTGTGCAATCCTATCACCTCTTGCTATCACTGTATCTGCAACAGCATATGCAGGAAAACACCATTCATCATTCCTGCCAGAGTATGAGTTATCAATAATTCCCATACTATTTTTCATCAAAATGTGATACTTTCTGAAAGTTGATGACCTTGGTAATACGTGTGCTTCATACCCTTTTGGAAGTTTCATAGCCACCCCAACGGTATGTTAATATATTCACCTCTTCTAATATGTATTGTTTTACCTGCTTTTAAATCAATCCAGTCACCCAACGCATATTTTTCTGGAAGAACTGAATTAAAATACCCATGATTCTTTGCCAACACTTTAATTTTTTTCATACAATTCACTCCTTAATACATTAATATATTTTTCTACAAGCGCTTTGTAAAATAAACCTGCCTCATAATGCTTGTATGAATTCATCAATATTTTTAAAGCACTTTCTAACTTGTTCGTCCTTATTACAAGCTTAATTGCAAGTAAAGCCTGCCTCGCATCATATACTCTAATGTATTCGTTGTAATCTTCATCTATCATAGTGTAAATATCTTTTCTTATTTGACTATCTGATTTACCGCATTTGATACGTTGATTCAACAAGTAAAACACCCCCATCTATTCGCTTTGGAATTAATTTACATGGAACATTTAAGCCAATTTTAAAATCGTCAAATGTTCTAACAATAGGTTCATGCGTAACTTGATTGAAAAGAAATCTGTTAACTGGTGTATTTTCTTTGTATTCATCATACACAGCTTTTCCACTCATAGACAAATCAAACAAGTCTTTGCATCGCTGTGGCATTCCTGCACACTTAATGTTGTTGTATGGTTCTTCTATCTTCTGCAAATCTTCATGCGTTACGTGCTCAATGTATGTTTTCTGTCTTGCGAAAATAGCCCTATCCCAACAGGATTCTAGTTTCCATGCACAAAAATCAGTTGCATGTACTTTAATTCCTGTAATCTGTTCTGGTGGTAAGTCGCAGTGTATACTATCAGTATCCGCATATATGAAACCGTGTTCTTCAACGCCATAATAGTTAGCTTGAGCGGCTCTAATTGTAAAGTTTCTAGCATAGCTTGTAATAGCTGAACCAACAGGGATATAACCTGCCTCTTTTTCTTTCGCCGTAATGTTGATAAATCCTATTGAATTATCCTCTCTGACATATGCCAATTTGAATGAAGAATCAGTAGATGAAGCCATTTTTCCACACAAGTTGTTTAAAAATAGCTTTGCAAGTGCGCGTCTAGCTCCTTTGCTAGTCATTTTTATTCCTGCGTATTTATCGATATATTCATCAAATATACCAACCTCTGAATGAAAGTAACACCCATCAAGAATCTCAAAGTCAACAAGTTCATAATGCTCAAGAATCAGAAAGTAATCTGTCATAGTCAATGTGAGTTCTACTCTCGTATCACAGGTATTGCCATCAATATCAATGTACTTGTCATAATACTTGCCAGTAGCTTTATCAAACACATCAGACGTTTGTAAAGACTCTGTACCTTTGTATAGCATATTTCCTTTTATCTGAATGAACGGCAACTTACCACTTTTCAAATAGAATTTTGTTCTTATTCTTATGAAGAAATACATATTGTTTTGCAAGGCTCTGTCTGGAATAAAGTTACCAGACCAGAACATCGGCTTTCCAACAGGATATCTGTTTCCTGACATCGAGTGCATCATAGACGAATACAGAGAATTTACATCCGCAGTAGTTCCATTAGTATATATCTGATTTTCTTTACCTTTTACTAGATAACACCAACCCCCTCTATATGACTTTCTTATGTAGGCATCAACGTTTGACTTACCGTATGTATCAGAATCTAGTTCTATTTGTGTAACGTCTGGAAATCTTCTTTTCCATTCATCTTCTCCAACTATTTGCTTATATTCAGCAAGACAACAACTGCCTATTGTTAGTCTATTATGCCCTTCTTGAAAAACAATCTCTAATGCTTCTTTAACAACAAGAACATCGTTAGCTATGTACTTTTTTTCCTCTGGTTTAATCTCACAACCTGCATAACGAAAACCAGTATATTCCATGTCAAGTTTCTGATGTTTTGTTTTAAAGGCTTTTCCTATCTCTTTAACAGAGAATGGGAGAAGCTTCAATGAATCCCTAAATTCTATTACCTTATTGTTTACTTTGACTTTGATGGTGTACCATTGTCCCATTTCTGATATCACATACTTGAATGTATTGTTGTACATATATTTATCTTGATACCATTCACAGGAATTAACACCGTCACCAGTGTATGCTTGTTTCAGATGCAGTTTATTAAGAAAAAACGACATCCAAAAATTTCCGTCAAATTTTAAATTGTGATAATATACTATTAAGTTTGACTTTAATGAAACCAAATACTTCCATGTTTCGTCTATTGAATGCAAAATATATACATCTTCCGTGAACATTTCTACAATGGCAGATGCCCAAACTTCTGTGTTTTTCTGACCATCATAGACTGTTGTTTCAAAGTCACCGACCAAACACTTTACTTTTTTAGGTCTTGACATAATATCACCGCTTATACACTATCGCCACCCATTTTCCGATTCATTCATCATTTCAGCTTGAACTTTTTCTTCAAATGTCAATGGTGAACCATTAATTATTTGCAGTAATTCGTCAGTTGCTTGGTTTACAACTGCAATTGATGAACCCCACAGAACAGCAGAAACAATGACATCTATATCATCCATATTTCTTGAGGCTATAACTAATCTCCTGCCAACCTCAGACGTGCCTATATCTTTAATCATATTCAGCAGAAAAGACTGCATACTTTTTGAATATGTTATAACATCTTTCTTTCTACTCCTGCTCATTTCAACAGGTCTACTTAATGAAGATATGAAGTCCAAAGACGCTTTTTTATATTCTTCTTCTCTTCTTTTACGCTCCTGCTCAATTTCTTCGTCTGTAGCATCCTTATATCCATAGAACAAATCTTCCTCTTCTGGCGTAAATGAGCCATACTTTGCAAGAAATTCATCATTAAAGTTACTAAACGCTATATCTTCTTCATGAGGAATATTTGCTTCTGCTTTAATAGCTTCAACGTCAATCTTTTTTAGCTTATTTACGTAAGCTCTTAATTCCTTACCTCTGAATCCTTTTGCCTTAATCTGACGCAAGGTTGGAATGTTTGTTGGAACATATTGAACGCCTTGCTTTTTAAGCTTACGTTCTAACCGTTTTATACGGCTTCGCTCTCTTTCATATGCAGTTATTTTTCTACTCATATCATCACCACTATATTACTAATTCTATCAAACAATTCGTCAAAGCACATTTTTTCGTACCTCCTGCATAAAAAGAAAGTATGACGCTCACTGTATATCGTGAGCGCCTGTCATTATTTAAATTTTTTGCTTAAAAGTCTATTTCTTTTGACTTAGTTAAGCTTTCAATGTCAAGTACGCAATCAACGAACTTGCGTCCTGCTTTTGACTCTCCAGAGATTTTCATAACAGGAAACGGAAAATGTCCATCCATTGCAGTCTCAATGTTTTTGATGCTTATCTTAAATGTAGCAGACTGTGTGCTATATACTTTGTTATCTGGGGTAATGATACTCATTAATTCAACTACTGAACCGTCATCTTTTTCGTCAACGAATTCTAAGTATCCTGCGACATTGATAATGTCGCCATCCTCGAGCACCTTTACTGTTTTAATTGACGGAGATACTGTCATTAAGTATCTTTCTACTGCTGTAAATTCCCTGGATGAGTTTGCAATTGAAATCATGTTTTTTAATTCCTTTCTTGGTTTCGTTATATCGTGAACATAAACAAATTGATTAATGAGTTACCTAAGCTAATACGTTACCGAAAGCGTCTTCAACAATATTAGAATTTTTTGCTGTCCTGGACGGAAGAATCTCTGCCATTTCAATAAACTTCTCTTCTGACATGCCATACAGTTCTTTCTGTACCTCTACTTCTGTTACTTTCAGAGGACGCACCTCTTTATGTTCCATCTCAATAACTTTAAGGGCTTGATTGAGTGAAAGTTCGCCTAATAAATTGTATTCGACTGTCTGTGTCTCACCTTTCTCGATTACGTAAACTATCGCTTTCGCTTTTGTGCTCGTAATGGTACGAGTAACCATTCTTTTTCTTGCCATTTTAAGACCTCCCATTTATGTGTGTTTTTTCGGTTAACGCCCGTCGGCGAATTGACAGAACGGGAGTCGAACCCGTCGGAAGTGTTCCGCAAGCCTGCCTGTCAGCCTATCTATATGCAAGAAAGGAGGAGAGAGTAAAGAGTTGTCGGTTCTCTTTACATTATTTATTATATCCCTGTTGTACTGAAATGTCAACAATTTTTTGAAAAAAGTTTTGTTTATTTTGCTCGATAGTTAGATATAACTAACTTCGGACATATTTCATCATCGAACTAATGTTCTTCAGTCCGAAAAGGAAAAAATATACCGCGTCCCGTTGACGCTTCAACAAAACGCCATTCTTTTGTAAATGTTAGAATATATGGCAGTCCGTCAATTTTATGTGATTGGTCAGCCAGATAAACGTTGTATTCATCACATCCTATTACTTGTAATGACCTTTGGAAACATATCTCCATATCGCCTAATATCGCTCTTGTGACAAATGTCATTCTTCATTCTCCTTTCCGTATAGCAAATGAGCTATTAGCTCAGCTACTATTAGTATTGTTATTGCAAGGCCTGCTATTGACAGGCCTGCAAAAATCATTCAAGAACGGGAAAGTTCAAACGTTTCCCGTTACGCAATTCAACAATTAGCGGCCTTTGGAATTCTAACAGGTCGGGAACATCTGGATAGTGATATCCAGTATGCGTATTAAAATACACATTATCCCGACTCGCGCCTGCTATCGTCCATCCCGTCGGGATAACGTAATAATCATCACCTGTAATTTTTTCTACCATTCCATTCATAATTTTTTCCTCCTGTTCTTATATACAATGATCCTTATTGACCGAGTGCCACCTGAGGGAATCGAACCCTCAGTACACCTTGTGGCTTTTTTAATTATTTTTTCAAATATCTCCTTCTCATACGATATGCAAAATCAATAGCGCTCATTATTCTATCATGCATATCACATATTTTCACAAAATCAACACCCATATTGCCCATAGCATCTTTATATCCTTGCATTCTTCCCATATGCAATGAAGCTTCTGAGCTATCACCTTTAACAACAGCTACCGCATACATCATTCTTTCCTTTTCATAATATGTATCCTGTTTCTTCATTTTTATTACCTCTCTTTCTCTATTTCTGATTATATTATATCACATAGAAGACAAAATGCAAGACGTAATTTTGTGCAAAAATAGTACATAGTTTGCACTTGTGTTTGTGCAACATG